ATTGTGCCAATTTACCATTATATAAACTCACAAGAACATTAACATCAACGTCACCATTATTTTGTTGTTGCATAATTTTTAAAGTTAGAACGTACCCCCATCAAGTGTTGAAGTCCAATGAGGCTTATTAGTATATATCACAGAAATTGAATCGGGTACTACAGCAAGATTTTCAACAAAACCATTTTGCCCTTCTCTTCTAATATTGTAAGTATCAGTAAATGTACCTTCAACACCTATCAAAGATAATGCTGCTGTACTTCCACCAGACTCAACAATACCATAAGCATTAGTAGTATCTTGTCTAATAATATCTCCAGTAGTTACTGTTACATTACTTGGTAATGCAAGAGTATTCTTAGTAATGGCAGTCATTACCTGCTTAGATGTTATTACTGGAGATGCTGCTGCATTAGTTGATGTTTGTAAACCATTTTCATCAAAGTATACAACACCATGAGTATTATAATCAGGAGTCTGATAATAGATTCCTTTAATATCTAAGAATCCTCTTGTACCAGCTACCGTATTGCTTGCTGTAGTTGCATCAGGAACATAAGTCCATGATCTTTCTGGTGCATTACTTGCAGGATTTGTATCAGCATCTACATAACCAAAGAAACCAGTTTTATTATTTGCAGTACCAATACCAGTATTATAATTAAATGCTATACCACGATCAGTATTAGTATCGTAAGCATGAGTAATTGTTAATTCTGTTGTAGTTGTAATACCTGCACTTGTAGACCCTTCAATTGTAATAATTTTATTTGTTATATCAATAGCAGTTGTTGTTGTTAATCCACTATTAGGTAAGGAATTACTACCTGTAATTGTATCTCCAGTATTAATACCTATAACAGAGTCAAGTCTTATAGTAGAAATACCAGTTGCTACTGGAGTCATTACAGTTCTTACACTTGTAACATCACCAATAGTAAATATTGGGTCATTAACAGTAACAGCAGTTGAATTAACAGCAGTTGTTGTACCATCAACTTGTAAGTTACCTTTAATAATAACATCACCCTGATTACTCAATCCATCGGGAAATGGGTCAATAAACAGTTTATCACCAGCACCACTTACAGTTGAAATAATATTATCTTCTATTCTAACTTTACCAAAATATGATGCAGTAGATACATTCAACGGGGTGTTGAACATAACTTCAGCACCAGAAAATGTTAATCTATCATCTCCATCTTCATTATACTCAATCTTAGCATCCTTATCACTACCAAATGACATAAACTGATCATCTGGAATATTAATATGCCCAATACCTGCTGGATCTAAAATGATATCTCCATCAGAATTAGTAGAAGATACTGTATTTCCATCTATTCTAATATTATCTACATTCCATTGATCAACTTTAAGTGATTCAGCACCACCTAATGCAGAGTTTGCTGACGGTCCCATAACCGCAACAATACCTCTATCAGTATTTCTTGAATTTTGAACACCTTCAACCGTACCTGGACTGTGCTCCATCATTGAAGTATAATAATGTCCACCTACTGGGAAAACATTACTACCATCATCACCAACAAATATCCTGTCCTTATATTGATTTGTACCACCGTAACTACCTATGCCAGTTACATAGGCCATTTCACCCCAATTTAGACTGGCTGGTTTAGTAGTTCCAGAGGATCGTTTGATCCTAATTATACTAGCCATTTAAAAATTTCCCCCATTGATGTCTAAATTCTGCTCCGATCCTGGAGTCAGTGTTAATGTAGCGTCCCATTTTTGGGTTGCACCGTTATATACCAAAACCATGCCATTTAGTAAGTTCGAGGCGTTGACATCGCTGAGTTCAGCTAAGGAAAGACCTTGGGCTCCTGCAAGCGAAGAAAGAACTTTAACAGCATTTTGTTGCCCTACTCTGACCTTTATATCTGCCATTTATGTAAGCAATTCAGAATCTATATATTTATTTATATTTTATGAGATTGGTTTATTATTAGTTAATTGCTTCAAGAGCATTTTTATTTCATCAATATCCTTTTTCATTTCATCCAATTCTAATTTTTGATCAACTTTCTTATTTCTTGATGAAATGTAACTATAATATTCTTTATTATCAGTATTTAATATAGCACCTGTTTTTTCATCACGAAACAGGTTTTTATGTCCTTCAACTGGTATCATATCTGATTAAAAGGATAATGTTTTAATTTTTCTTCAACCGTTCTAAAATCAAAAGGTAAAAAGAATTTAATCAATTTTCCAGATCCAAATGGGTCTAAAATAAATTTAACTGGAGGATTAATAGTATTCCTCACGCTAAAGCAATTGCTCTAAAGTCTTTCAATCTGACTGGAACAGATTCATTAGTAGAAGTCATTACTATCTTAATATTAAATCCACTGAATTGTTCCAAATCATTTACCGTAAATTGATATTCTGAGAAACCATCTATATTATTAGATTCAACTTTAGCATCTGCTCTACCATCATTCTTAGAAGAATCTATAATCTCATCACCAAAACCATCACCATCCAAATCAATTAAATTCGTATATCCTGGGAATGGTCTGTATGATTGAGAAACCTCTGTAGAATCTGCACTATACAATCTATAGAATACTCTTATATCTGCTTCTGATCTAACATTAGCAGCAACTAACACTCTAATTGAAGTTGCTGGTTGTGCCAAATTAACTCTCTTAGATATAAACATAGATCCATGAGGATCATCAAGTACAGCATTTGTTCTACTATCTGTATCATAATTATCAACACCGATAGGATTATTGATCTTATTTCTACCCAATTCAAACATAGCATTCTTAATATCCAATACAGGAGATAAATTCTTATCTGTTGAAGTCATATCAACTTTCAAAGTAACTGATTTATGCTTAGGAAGATTTGTCAATCTGTCTGATTCATTTGTCTTAGAACAACATAATCTTGGATTTGGGAAGAATGTAGTCTCATTTAATATAGTTGGTTCAAATCCTTGATCAATAAAGGATACTTCATTTCCACCAGCACTTGTGCCACTAACAGTTCTTATTGATGCAGAAGCACGAGTTCCATTTCCAGGTGTAATTACATTAAATTTAGGTGATAAAGAACTAAACTGGTGATTTTGAGATACTTTTACGGAATTTCCACCAACTCCTTTTTCATCAGTAAAGCATAACATAGTTTTACCTGATGATCTTGAACTTGTACCTCTATCAATTTCTAAGAAATAATTGTCAATATTTGAAGTATTTCTTAATGTTGTATTAGATGGTAAATTTATTGTACTATTAATTCCGACTAATGGGAATCCATTTATTTGATAAGGTTGAATAGTTGATCCTTTTGCATGAACTGAAGCAGTTGAATCCTCAAGACCTCTGGAAGATAATGCTAATTTATTTTGATGATCTAATACATATTCGACAATTTCTTGACCAATAAGTGCTTGACCTCTATCAGTAACAATACCAGCAAACTGCACAAAACATGAAGTATCAGCAACAGATACTGATGTTGAAGATTCAGTTATTTCTAAAGAAGTTTGAGTTAAAATAGAATCTGGTTTAATATCTTGTATCTTAACAACATTATTAATCCCATGATGTGCATGGTTAGGTTGAGTAATTTCTATTACATTACCTGTATTAATATCACTAAGTACTTGAGAACCATTAGAACCAATTGTAGTACCAGCAACTTCTGTTCTGGTATCATTAGATGCTCCATAATGAATTAATTGATCTCCATTTGTAAATTCTTGTCCCTGAACATCTGTTAGATACAATGTATCAAGTGCAGAATTTATTTTAGCAACAGCAAATCTTGCTCCATATCCACTGGTAACAAGAGCACTACTGTTATCAATAGTAAGAATATCTCCTACAACATATCCAGTACCTGATGTAATATTAGTTAAACCATTTGCATCTATAATACCATTAGTAATACTAACAGATACTGTTGCTCCAGATCCATTACCAGTTACTGCCTTAAGTGGTACTAAATTAGTATTAGTAAATGCATAGTCATTTCCTCTTGCAATAATTTCAAGTTCACTTTCGGCTGGAGATGCATTAGTATCTAATCCAGAACCAACTCTTTCAATAATTCCAGTAACACTAGAATCTTCTGGATCTGCTATAGCACCCGTACTTACCTTTCTTCCTATAGGAAGTGTTGCAGAAGCTGCTGTTCCACTTAAGGAAACTTTAAGTTTTCTTGGATGAGTTCTAACTGGATTATTTGATAATGTTTGAGTATTTTCATTACCTGGTTCAATAGGACTATTATAGAAGGTAACAGTACCTGAAGGAACGAATGATGCCTTATAAAGTGTAAAGGTTAAATCTTGATATTGACTTGGAGTCCAAATAGTTCCGTTTTGTGACTTAAATAAACTACCACCAATATATTGTTTCGTAACAATAGCACTCTCAACATCAGGTAAATTAGCAGTCCTAATAGTCTTCTGACCCATTGTAGAAACCCACATCTCATATAAGTCTGAAGAAGGAGATAAGAATACAATAGCATATTCTTTACCTGCTTCCAAATAAACAGGAGATGGGAATCTAATATTTGTTGCTATAGATGCATCATCTGATACTTGAATATCATCTGGACTTAATGCAACTTGAGCATAATCTTGCACAAGGAAACTTGTTGGAGTACCTAATTCAACATCTCTAAGTTCTACAAATACTCTGGCATTAGGATCTTTACTTGCAAAATAAACATCAAATGATGTTAAGAATGCTCCACTTTCATCAACAGCAAATGACTGTGCCAAGGGATCTCTATATGGAGCTTCAACTCTCACAGTATCTGATTCTTGATTTACAGAAACTTGGTGTGTTATGGAATTAGGTTTCTGTGTAGGTGTAGGTGGAATTCTAACTCCAACTGTTGATGTCGCCTGAGTTAAAATACTACCTGTTCCAGTATAAGTTCCAGATGCATCACTTGCATAAGCAGTGCTTCCTGGTAAAGTAACAGTTCCAGGAGGTGTAGCAGTTATCCTAAAGGTTTTAGTTCCAGTATAGAATAAATTATGTGGCATTGGGAACTGATTAGCATCTCTAAAGAAGAATGTTCCTAATACATCACCCCAATTATCAGAATATAATGAAACATCAGTTACAGTAGCATTAGCACCACTTTGCTCACCTACAATATTAGCACCATCAACAACATATCCATAGTAACTTGGATTGTTTGCCAATGCAACTATATCAATATTAAACAGTTTAGAAGTTGCTGAATATGATACAGAAGGTGCTGGTCTTGTTCTATCAAAAGGATCTACTGTATATTTTTCTACCTTTCTACCTGAACTAATTTCTGGTGGAAGTTCATATACGCCTCCACCTACACCTGCTATAAGACTATCCAGAATATAAGATTGAGGAACAATCTCCCAAGATTCACCAATCTTATGTTCTGGTGCTTTAACTCTTACATATCCAATCTGTACACCATTTTTCATAATCTTTGCATTTTCACCTATAGTGAAAGATCCAGATTGCATTTCAATTTCAATCAATTTAGGGAATATATCAGGTATTCCACTATCCAATTTATGATAATGTTTAGTAAATGCCTTTAATCCATTAGCGTTAAATCCAACGTTTCTGGATCTCATAAATGGATCCGTTGCACCACTAATCTTAATACTTTCAACATAATCAAATTCTTTAGAAGGACCTTCTAATGTATTAGTGAAACTTGTTTCAATAGTCCTTGTAGTGGTTGTAGTTTTAGTAGTTGTGGTATCAACATGATTTCCTATCCAATCTCTACTATCATCAGGTTCAACCTCGACAGAAGTTACATCAACATCAGTTTTAGATGCAGTTGTATCAGACTCAACATTAGATGATTCTACCCATGTTGCCCCAGTAGATTCTTTTCTCCAATTATCAACATAGATTGTTCTTATCCAGTTATCTGATGCTGGATCAAGTATTATACCACCAACATAAACAATAACATTAAATGGATTAATATTTTCAACATTTGATGCTTGAGTATTTTTAATCCAATCAACTTCACTATATGCTAAAGTTAATAAATCACCTGTTTTTTGGCAATTTTCATCTAATAGTTTATAATTCGCTGAAGTATCTACTATTCTTTCATCAAGACTTGGCATAAGTGCCAATTCAGCAGGAATTGACCACATATCAACTGCACTAATCAATTCTTTATTAACTACATCAACATCACATCTAGAACCATCTTCAGTTCTCTTTCCAGTAGCATTAAAATCTATAAAACTTCTATCTTTAAAATCATTTACTACAAACCCACTCTTAAATCTATCAATACCATCAGCATCTGTAACTTGTAATGATTTTGTATCAAGTTCAAGTGCTGTAAGAGAAGTCATAATCTCAAGATTATCAATTCTTTTTTCAAGTTTACCAATATCTCTCATGGTAAATCTTCTATTATCAAATAATTTAATATTAGGATCAGTAATAGGATTATAAAGATAAGGTGGAAGACTTATCTGAGCTACCTCCATAGAATCACCAATTTCTGTTGGTGGTGCTGGTTTGTCAGCAGAAACTCCTTTAATAAGTTTAACTTGTTCAAATTTATTAATAACAAGTTTATCAATTCTTGGAAGATAATAAGTATATCCCAAAATAGAACTTTCATTTGGAGTTATTGAATATTTTGTATTCGTTTCAAATGATCTTGATTCAAACGCAAAAGGAGATCTATCTGTAGTTGTAGATGAATCAAAAGGTCTTACCCTTGGTCTAAAATCTAATATATCAGAGGCTCTATCCCTACCTATTGCTGGTATATCCGAAGTATATCTTTCTTTAGTATATGAATTTACTGTAAATAAATCTCCATTATTTCCACTTGCTACTTTATAGTAATCAAATATTACTAATAGTCTCTTAGATGGTACAGATCCATTATTTTTTCTAACCAATCTCGAATAATCTGAATATTGTTTCTTATGTCCTTTATCAAGACTATAATTACTGGTCTTATCAATATAATTACCTGCAGTATAAGTTTGAAGAACAGATTCAATATTAGATTCTTTAAAGTTAATTGTCTCACCAACAGTAAAGGTATTTCCATTTAAATATACAAATTCTATATTTTCTCCATCAACTCTATTAACAATTTGTCCTATTGCTCTACTATCATTTCCAACAATCTTTTCACCTACAATTGAATTTTCATTTAAACTAAGTCCAGATACAAATGTTAATTTATCAAGAGTTGGTGCTACAGTATTCTTTGATTCATAAACAGCATGAATCTTAACAACGTCAGGAACATTTAATGATATATTATCATCTTCTACTCTCAAACCATAATACTTATTCTGAACCAACCCACCATTAGTAGAAACACCAACAGTTTTTGATACTTCTAATTGAGAACTTCTTACATAATCTTTAGATTTACTAGTTAATCCAATTTTCTTTAGAGTTGTATTTAAAATTACCGCAGTAGAATTATTTAATCCAATAAATTCAATATCATTACCATTATTTTTAACATTGACTTGATTTGAACTTAATTTTTCTATAGAACCAGTAGCATACATTAATGAATATTTTTCATCATCATAAGGTTCAAAAAATGCACTTGAAATACCAGTAGAAACATCTAATACATCAGAAGTAGATAGTTCTAATGTACCACTTGAAGAAGTTAACTTACCAGTAACTTGTTTTGAAATAACAACATTTGAATCTGATGTATCAACAGCAGAAATATTTTTCTTAGGAAGTTTTGTATATAATCCAGACTTATTAAGATTAATAATAGCAGGTCTTTTAATTCTAAATGTTGATGTAGTTGTTATACCTGCAGGTAAATATTGTGGTTTTCCTCCACATACACCTTCAACAACTTCAACTGGTTTAAGTGTCAGTTCACTCCCATCTGAACTTATAGCATCTACTATATTATAAGTATCATCACTTGCTAATCCAGTTGAAAATCCTACAATAGCACCAGTACTTATTCCAACTTTACCTGAAAATCTTCTTCTTGGGCAAGTTGCTTTAGATGTAGAAGAATCTACACCTTCAATTGTTAACTGATCAAATCCAGAAAAATTAGGTAATATTTTATCATATAATACTGCATCAGCATTAAAATTAACTGCTAATTGGTTATTTAATGTAGATGACTTTTGATGAACTGATTTTATATCATTAACAGTATACGATTTTGCTGTAATAACTGTTGATTGTGAAGATGTATTCTGTTCGTTAATTTTTAACGACTCACCTTGAACAAAAGTACCTGTAGTTTGGGATAAAATAAGTTCACTTGGATTATGTCCAGAAACATAACCAACCGCACCACTACTTACACCTCTAACTCTACTATGCAAAGGTATTTGAGTTGCTATTGTTCCTGGATTTGATATTTGAAGATATGTATAAGTTTGTACATCAAATAGATATAAATCCCATACAGTAGAACTACCAGTATATGGAGCATCTGCTAAACCAAACCAATAAACTCTAGCCTGACCTACCTTAACACCAGGACCCTGTGCAGGGTTAGAAGAAGATAATCTTCTTTCATTATGCAATGATACAACATTTTCACCACTACCAACTGGATCTCCAATGTTTATATAAGGGAATCCATCAATATTATTAATCTTAAGTAAACTTCCCATTTGGAAACCAACTGAAGAAGATTTTATAGTTTTAGTATCTCTTGGTTTGTCAATATCTAAAACAGTTGTTCCTGGTAAATTTACATCAAAACCTCTAACATATGCTGTACCTGGAGATAACTTAACACACATTGTATCTTCAGAAGGATCATTACCTTCGTCAGTTTTTTCAGTATCAAGATATAATCCAGCAGAATCAATTTCATTATTCAAAGAATTTTGAATATTTACTCTAAATGGTTTTACAGCATAATTTCCAGATTCTTCATATGTTCTTTTAGCAAAATACTTCTTAATTTCAGAATAAACTGATGTATCTTGAAGTTTCTTTATTTCACCCTTACGTATTCTTATTAATTCTACAAAATTAGTATCATTAAAATCTAAAAGAGATTTTTTGGCTAATTTAACTCTTATTCTAAATCTATCAGCACCTGGTGCAGCATAATTAGTAAATCCTTTTGCATTATCATTTAATGATGGATCATCATTAGCATTAACAACTTCTTCAATAACATCAAAACCTACTCTATAAGAAGGTTTATTTGAATAAGGATCAAGAACAATAAGAGATTTATCAACATCTACAAATGTTCCTCTTATAAAATAAACACCATTATCAACACCTACAGCAGATCCTATTGAAGTTGCTTCTTCTGTTGATAATGTTAATACAGTTTCACCTGCAACCAAAGTTGTATTTCCGTAAGTAACATTCTCTTCTAATAAAAGTATTTCAGCATTTGGGAAAGAGGTACTTTCTCCAGTTGATCCAGATTCAGTATATTTAACAAAAATGGTAATATCATCAACACCATCATTAGGAGGTAGAATATAATTCTTGATAGTTCCAACTATTTGTGAATTTTGTCCCTTTACTCTTGTACCTTTACCGTTATTATTATTAATTAAAGCATCAAGATATACTGTAATATCAATTCCAAGATGATCTGGATTTACTTTAGCAGAAAAATATGTACTATCATACGTTACAGATCCTGGTATAACCATAGATCCTTCTTTAAAGATATGACTTCCAAAAGATTCTAATTGATTTTGTAATATTGATTGCAGACCTGTTAATTCTCTAGCCTGAACAGGATGTCCTGGTTTAAATAAAACCTTATAAAAATTATCTGCCTTATCAAAATCATCATAATAAGGACTTATATTTAAGTTAGTCTTTTGTGGCATTTTCTTTAGAATTCCAGGATGATTTTAACGTCTTCTTTTTGACGCTCATTTCGAGCAATCAATGGTCTATTATCTAAGTAAATAATATCCCCTGATCCTTTATTTATCTCAGAATCAGATAACCCATTTTTAAAAGTAGTTCCTAAATTTATTAACTTAGTTCCAGTTGGGTTTGTACTAATACCACTAAATCCAGTATCTATATTCGCAGAGAAATTAGAAACTTCTCCCAATATAACATTAGCAGTTGATTCAAACTCATATATTCTGCCAGAAGTTGAAATACCAGCATAATCAGTTTGATCATTTGTAGTAGTATAATTTAAAGATCTATCTCTAAAATACTTCAGTACTTGAGTCTTTTTATCCCAAGAAGCAATATAACCCTCTGCTATTTGATTAGTTTGAGTAGTTTGAACTATTTTCTCACCAATAGTTGGAGTACCAGTAATAGTAGATAATTTAAGTGCTTGTAATGATGAAAAATCATTAGTAGTATAAGTATTTGCTGTTCCAACTGTTGTTGGATTTTTTACTATTCCAATCTGAGAGAATTTAGTATCAGTTGGAAAATCCTTAGTAGAATCATCAAATCTTGCATAAATTAAAACTTTATCTGTACCTAATTCTTTATAGATATCAGATCCATGTCCAAGAGCTGGTGGGATAATAGGAACAAGTTTAGCTCTATTATTAGCAGGAACATTATTACTTATCGAACCTAAATCAACAAGTGCATAACTATAACCTTGTCCACCTGCACTTACAGTTACATTAGTTATCGTACCACTAACAACATCAACTCTTGCTTTAGCACCAGTACCATCACCTATAATACTAACTTCTTGTCCCAATCCTTCAGCATATCCACCACCACCATTTTCAATATATACATGTTTAATTTGATTATTATTTACTAATGAATTTCCATTCTCCCTAACAGATCTTATCTGAGCATCTGCTGTAGTAGTCCAACTATTAGGTACTGTAATATATTCTGTAGAATCGAATTTAATAATATCACTTGGAGAAACTGTGAAAAGATACTTCCAAATATAACCATCACCACTATTACCAGCTCTTGATGGTTCTAAATCAGTGAATGTTGGTTCATCCTGAGAAATGTTTCCTTTTGCAGTCTGTGATGTACGATCTCCAGTAGATCCATTAGATATACAAATATAAACTCTATAATCTTCATTCATTACATAATATTTTGCACCATATAATCTACTTGCACTTTCAATGGGAGATGGATTTTCTGAACTATAATCATCCCTATACATTTCGTATCTAGATCCAGCAGTCCAGTTAACTCTTTTAATAATTCTTCTTATATTTTTAGATGATATCTTTTTACCAAACATCATGGTATCACCAACATGAGCAAGGCGTGAAAAACTATCAACTGGATCTGGTGTATTTGTTTTCCATGAAGAAGATCTTCCAAATCCTTGAATATCTGGGTTTGGTAGTCCAATGAAAACATAGTATGCATTCTCATCAGACTCAACAGAATCTACAAAGTTATTGGCGTTCAGAATTCTAAACTGGTCAGTGACAATTGCCGACATATCTATAACATTAAACTTTTTTTCTTTATTTATAGCAGATTATTGGTCAATTAGATTTGTACTCTAATAGCACCAGTATTTCTCAAACCTTGTAATGAATTTAAACCACCATAGTTCCTTCTTTGTATTGTTGGGAATGTGGTTAATCCAGCATCAACAGTTAATCCAGTTACACCAATAGAAATTGGATTACTTGATCGTTTTCCATTATATATTCTACCCCATGATATTCTTCCAAATGAAGTTGTTAATCCAGAATTAGCAGATGAAGTATATCCATCATAATATCCACTTACAGCAAATCCAACAATAGTATCGGTTGTGCTTAGTATATTACATGTAATCTCTGCTCTTTGATCTTCAACATAAACTGAGGCAACTTTGTAAATATTATCAAGATATGTTGAACCAATACTTACTATTTCATTATCACTATTATCAACAGAAGTAACTGCTGCTCCACCTTTAGCTGCTGTCCACCTATTATTGGTTTGTTGATATGATCCATCATTGAATGGTAAATGTGCTCCTGTAGTAACGATACCAGATAAATTAAATTCAGTATCTTTTATTAATACAGGATATCCAACTTTCAAATCTGTTGCATTCTTATCTGCATAGAAATAGAATTTCAATGCTAAAGGATGACCATTAGTTCCAGTAGTTGTTGATATACCAGTAATAATTCCAGCAAATCCCTGAACATTCTGTATCTCTGTCAATTGTTCAGTAGTATACTCTACTGATTTTATTAAAACTTGTGGTGGTGCAGAATGAGTATAACCAGAACCAGGATTAGTAATGGTTGTTCCAGTAACAGATCCATTTAATATAGTTGCAGTTGCGGATGCAGTTATACCAGCACCAACAGATGTATGAATACCTGAGAAACTTAATTGATAGTTATTACCATCAGTATAACCAGAACCAACATTTGTAATATCTAAAGATCCAATTTGACCAGAATTATTAACAATTGCAGTAAATCCAGCAGAAACTGCATCTTTAGATGGCATCATTAAAGCATCTATTGATATAATATTAATTCCATATCTATCATCTAATGAAAGATGTAATGGTCCTTCTTCATAGAAGAATGATTCTGCATCATCAACAAAGATACCATCATCAACACCAGCAGTAGTTCCAGTATCCACTTTAACATCACCAATAATTCTTGCAGTTGGATATACTTGTGGTTCAATACTTTCTCTTGACTTGGAAATTAAATCACCCTTAATCCATCTATCAACTTTTTGTTTAGTCCATTCAAGTGGTTTTGGAGTAACTTCATTGATTCCTGGACCATTGTAGATGGTGGTTTCAACAAGATCAGATCCAAGTATTTCTTTAATAATTCTTCCAGTTTCTTGAGTTTCTGTGTATGGATCTACATTTTCATCAAGATATTTTGGATGCTTACGAATCCTAACTGAATCACCAACTTTAAGTGTTTCTGTTACATTAACTATTTCAATATCAACTCCATCTTGACCCTTATAGAAGAATATATCAACTTTATCACTATCCATTGGTGCTTCAGTAAATACAAATGTAGTTCCACCTTGGAATTGATATGATATATTTGGTGTTTGAAGTACACCATTAACAAATATTAATAATACTGCATTTAAATCTATTTGAGATGATAATTTAGCAGTCTCATCAATTTCAAAACTCAATAATTGTCCATTAAAGAATAGAGGGAATCTCTTTCTAACACCATTTTGTAATGAACCAACACTATCAATAAAATCTAATTCTCCAAACTGCCAAGCAGAGAAGAAATCACTAAATGTTTCAACAACTTCAAGTTCAAATTCTTGTAGTGGTTTTTGTAATCTCTTATCATGTACTAAACCAATTGGTTTAAATTTATCACCAATCTTAAATGAATGTCCAGGTCTTGCAATTTTGAAATCCGATATTTCAAACATACTTCTTGCAGTACCTACTGTAGTTGCTGCTGATCCAACTGAAAGATTAATAAGTAAATTTTCACCAGTATCTGCTGTTAATCCAATACCAAGTCTTGAAACACCTACAACTGGTAAATTCTCATATACTGGATCTTCAACTTGAAGTTGTGGATTAACATATCTACCACCAGCATTTTTAATAGTAAAGTCTAATGCACCACCAGTTCCTGCAGGTGATTTACCAACATTTACTCTAAACCAATCAGTAGAAGACTTACCAACAGGTACTCCAACATTATGAACAGGATCTGTTGTTCTTGGATAAGTGTGAAGTGTCTGATGCTGATCATGAGCACAAGTTAATGTTATAGATTCAGTAGCAATTCCAATAATCTGATTTGCTTTGTAAATACATCCATCTACAATATGAGTATACTGATGATCAAACTTATTATCAGAAGGATTTGGATTTACATTAACTTTAAAAGTGTTTATTGTCTTATTTGTAATGGTCAACCATCTTCCACTTGCATAATCAGTAGGTCTTGGATAATGATGTTTAGTTGTATAATTATCCTTTGAACAAGTGAATGTTAATGAATTATCTTCAATTAATATAGAATCACCAACAACAAATCCATGTCCATTCTTAGTAATTGTTAGAACTCCATTGTTCTTATTATATACAACAGTTGTAGGTGTAATAGTACTACATCCAACAAATCCATGAGATGGGCTTGTTACCTGCATCCAACCAGTTGCAGGATCATAATCAACATTATCTGCATTCTTTTCAATAAGTCCAGTGTACGCTACTCCTGGTAATGCACTAACAAACTTATGCTTATTTGGTGCTATTATTGCTTCAACAATTCCACCTGTTCCACCACCTCCACCAGATCCAACATTAATTGTTATGGTATTATTAGTTACTACTTCAACACCCAATTTAGCATTAGATGCTGGATCAGTAGTTCTTGGATAAGTATGCTTACCAAGATGATTATCTCTTGAACAAGTAAATGTTAATGAATTATCTACAACTGTAACAACGCTGGTTGCCTTTAGAATGCCTCCATCTACTGAAGATGCAAATATATGGGTATAATTACCACCAGTCTTCACAGAAGCATTTAAAGCACTCTTAAAGGTGTGTTTGGTAGTATTTGTAGAAGGTATAATAGTTAATACTTTAAGTGTAATTGTATTAGCAGTTACAGATTCAATTTTAATAGCAGTATTATGATAAGGATCAGTTGCTCTTGGATAAGCTTTCTCTGAGGTATTGTTATCAACATCGCATGTAAATTTAATAGACTCTTCTAATAATCTAACATGAGTTCCTGGTCTCAAAGTATGAGATCCAATAGTCAATTCCATTAATCCATTTACAGGATCATAATTAGCATCTGTTGGTGTAAATGTAACTTCTGGTGAAGTTCCTACATCCAAATCAAAAGTATCAGTTTGCTTATTTGAAACTTGTATCCACTTACCACTAATTGGATCTGATTCTCTTGGATATGAATGAGTAGAAGTATCATTATCCATTCCACAAGTGAATACTATAGAATGATCCTTGACTTTAACCCAATCATTATTATTAAAAGTGTGTCCAGCCATAGTGACTGTCAATTTTCCAGTTGTTGGATTATATGATGCAGTGTCTGCTTTATGTGCAGTTGCTGCAGTTAAATTATGATTACCAACAGTCAATACCAAATTACCTGAGAATGACTCATAAATTGCATCTGTTGGAGTTAGATTTCCAGCACCATCAATATCAATACTATTATTTGTAGATTCTATAAACTTATGATCATATTCTATGTCAGTAACACCTATTGCAACAGGTGATCTATATCCAGATCCAGTTGTTAGATCTGCATAATATTCATAGGCATAAGCAGATGGACTTTCTTGGAATTCATGATGAATAGTAGTAATACCTGCATTAACTTCAAATGATCTTTCAGAAACTATTCCAACAACAAATAATGGACGTTCGTGATCTTGGAAAATTGAAGTTGTAATACCAACATAGTTGAGAGTCTGAACAGCATTTGCAGTTGCAGAAACAAATGTATGAGGATCTGTATTGGTTGGAGTTGTTCCTAATAAAACATTAACCTTAAAAGTATCTGGGGTTACTGTATCGATGTAAAGATACTTGTCAAATGCAGGATCAGTTTCTCTAGGATAAGATTTACTTCCACCACTACCAAATGTGCAACTGAATACTAATGATTCTTTCTTAAATTTAATAGCATCACCATTTTGAAGTCCATGATTAACGATTTTTATTGTTAAATCTCCAGTTGCTGGATCATATGATGTTCCAGTAACAGGTTGCCCAACAGTCTTAGTTGGACATGTAAATTCCAATCCCTTCAACTTAACAGTAGTTGGAAGATCTCCAGAGAAACCATGAACATCATTAGTTGTAACTGTTATAATTCCAGTTCTATAATTATAAGCAGCAGTTTGAATTCCAAGGTTCTTTCCAGATGATGTTCCCACACCAACAATACCATTAAGAGAACCAGCAGTAAATAAATTTGAATTATCCTTCAAATCAACTTTTACATTACCACCAACAAGAGGAGCATAACCAAGACCTGGTGTTGATCCCATAGAAACAATCAGACCACCTCTTGGTAATTGGTTTTGATTAATATCAAATACTGATTGTATTTTTTGTCCATTTTCTGAAGAAATTCCAGTAAATACTACACTTGAAATACCAGCAACAGTATCATTATTAAATTCATAGTTATTTCCAGAATTATTAATTGTTAATGGTGTTTGGAATACTCCATTGATGAATAATATTCCATTACCAATACCAACACCTGTGGTTGTATTAGCACCACCTACAGTCGTTGTATAAGTTCTACCAATTCCTGTAAATACATCAGATATATCATCAAATACCATATTTGTATCATAATTACTTCTCAAGAATGTTCTACCACTAAATTCTGCTCTAACATATGGTAAATTTGTAATACTTCTACGTTCTCTGGTATTTCCTTTAGGTGGATCTAAGAACCATACAGTACTATCTACAATATTAAAGGATCCTCTATGAACTCTTACTTCAGAATCAGCATTATGAATAGCAGCAGATATACCAAGAGAACCTCTAGCAACTCTAACAACTGGTAATGTACAAATACCAAGGGCAACATCTCTGGAATCGTTTATAGTTCCAAGACCAACACTTGCAAATCCTACCTGCTCAACCTTCATATATTCATTATCAACTTTAAGAACATCTCTTGGTTGAACTGAACTAATTCCACTCAATACAAATTGCGATGTTCCAGCACCAATATTTTCCTCAAGATTATGCTTAATTGATGTAAATGTAATTGGTTGTTGAACTATTCCGTCAAGACCAATTACAGTCTTACTCAATTTCTTCTTCATTGCAATTTTATGGGCATTACCTTCACCTACACCAGTGAATGTAATTCCAACACCAGAACTAATAAATTCCAACCTACTGTATAATTTGAATTTATTTTCATCAATAACATTAACAAATAATGTTGATGGTAAAATATCTGTTGTTAATCCAGCATTAGTAGTTGTTTGACCTATTGATACTCCAGTAGCACCAACTCCAACAAATGTTGATCCTGGTTCATACTCTAATTCTTCATTTGTATTAAAGAAATGATTTGGAATAGTAAAGATACCAGTTACTTTATCTAACTGTGTAATATCTGCAGGATTGAAAGTTTTACTATAAATTGGAACATTTTCATGTTCAAGATCAAAATTAATCTTATTTGCTCTACTTCCATTAACACCATCATAAGCTGACAAGAATACACTTCTTTCAACTGAACCATATTGTAATGGTAATGGTTCATTTTTGAAATCATTTTCAGTATTTACAATCTCAAGATGAGATTGTACTTCTACAACAGAAGAATTCCATTCTACATCTGGATAGAAATTGAATTCTATATCATTTCCAGTAGTAACAGTACCAAATGTTCCAATACCACTCATAGAATCAATAGCAGTAAATGGATACTGAACAGTAATAGCATCACCGTTAACATCTTGTATTACTGTAACTTGATGAACTGCTGATATATTTCCAG